TTAAAGATAATACATTTCAATGGCAATATTAAAATTATGAAATACGCAACAACATTCAGAACATTCGCTTTCCCAGAAAGCATAGTCGAACAACTCCCAACTCTTACAGAACAATTCGGAGAAGCGGCAACAGACGGACTCTTAACAGTACAAACAATTGCTTGCGGCTGGGACGATTCAGAACATACCAGACTCAGAGCTTTGAGATTCCCAGAGACTGCTTCTTTAACTGATTTAATTGATGGGCGCAAAGCTTATACTGCTTTATGGTCACTCAGATTACTTGAAGCATATGATCAAGGATTACTTGCTGATGTTCAAGAATTAACAACTGAAGAACTACAGGCTCTATTACCAGTATATGAATAAATATTTATAGAAGAAAATAATTAAGTAATAATATATAAAAATAATAAACATACTGATAATATTAGATTTTTTATAATAAAAAGATAAATAATTCCATGGCATTGAAACTTAGACTAATTGCAGAAAATCCAGAACTCTTAGAAAGATTTGAAATTGTTGAAGAACAAGACAATTTAAAGAAAGGTAGTTCTTTATATGTTAAAGGTCCGTTCATAGGATGCAATCAAGTTAATAAAAATCGTCGTATGTATAATTTAGAAGATACACGCGAAGAAGTAAATCGTTATATCAGTGAAATGGTAACTCCTGGAAGAGCAATGGGTGAATTAAATCATCCGTCAAGTGCTGAAGTTAATCTTGAAAGAGCATGTCATTTAGTTACTGAACTTTATGAAGAAGATAATGCATTTTATGGCAAGGCCAAAGTATTATCAACTCCAATGGGACAAATTTTAAGAGCATTGATCAATGATGGTGTTAAAGTTGGAATGTCAACCAGAGCATTAGGGTCATTGCAAGAAGAGTCATCATATAATATTGTAAAAAATATGAGACTTGTTGCTGTTGACGCAGTTGCAGATCCATCATTTCCAAAAGCGTTTGTCAATGGAATTTTAGAATCAAAACAGTGGGTCGTTTCTGATAATGGAAAATATGAAGAAATTTATGAAAATTTTGAAAAATCCATAGGTAAACTTCCAAAACACGATATGGGTAATTATTTAAAAGATCAAATTTTAAAATTTATCAATTCACTTAGTTAAATAATATCATGCCGCTTAAAAAAGGATCATCAGAAAAAACAATAAGTTCTAACATCTCAAAAGAGATCAAGTCTTATAAGAAGACTGGGAAGATTGGAACATCTAAACCAACATCAAAGAAAAAAGCACAAAAGCAAGCTGTTGCAATTGCGCTTTCAAAAGCTGGTAAAAGTAAAAAGAAAAAGCCTGAACAATCCGAAGAAACAAAAACTAAATCCAAAATAAATGAAAATGCAACAATTGCATCATTTATTAATTGTATTTTTGAAAAAAATTACAACGCTGCGAATAAATATTTAACAGACATTCTTAATTCAAAATTACAAAACAGAATTCAGGATGAACTAACAACTCCATTATTTTAATTTATGAAAATTACCGATCTATTAAACGAAGACGTTATCAGTGTAATTGGTGAAAAATCACTGGTTGCAATTCAAGAAGCTTTTGAAAATAAAGTTGAGTTAACAACTGAAGCTGCGCTTATTGCACAGGATGAAGTTTATGCTGAAAAACTCAATGAACTAATCAAAGCAATTGATAAAGATCATAGTTCAAAAATGAAAAGAGTTGTTGAAGCAGTCGATGCTGACAGAACACAAAAACTTTTAAAAATTGCTAAGAAATATGAAAGAACATTGAATGAAGATTCATCAGCGTTCAAAAAGCAAATGGTTGGTGCAGTGAGTGTATATCTCGATGAATTTTTAGAAGAATCAATTTCAAAAGAAGATTTAGCATCTGCTGTTAAAAACAAAAGTGCGTATAGTGTTTTAGAAAAACTTCGTGGAGTTCTTGCTGTGGATTCAGTATTAATGAAAGAATCAGTACAAGAAGCAGTTCTTGATGGTAAAACACAAATTGATAATTTAGCTGTTGAAAATTCTAAATTAAAGAAACAACTTTCTTCTTTACAAGAAAACTTTAATAATATCAGAGTCAACGCTCTTATTGAAGAAAAAATTTCAAACATGGCAAATGATAAAAAATCATTTATCAGAAAAACCCTCAAAGACAAATCATTTGACTTTGTAAATGAAAATTTTGATTATGTATCTCGTCTTTTTGATAAAAAAGAAAAAGAGAAAATCAAATCAATCACAGAAGAAGCAAAACAAAAGAAAATGGATGTAGATTTTATTCCAGAATATCAAAATGTTGTTTCTGAAAGTGTAAATAATAATAACGATAATTCTTACAATGCTTATATTGATGAGTTATCAAAAGTTTTCGGTAAGAGATAATTTTCACCAAGAACCATGAGGTCGTATGACCTGAATATAGAAACAGAAAATATACGTAAAACATATGAAACCTAATTCCCCAGTTAACGAAAGCAGAACTGACACTCTTGTAAGAAAGTGGTCAAAGGTTCTGGATTATAGCAGCAATGCTATTCCAGCAATCCGCGATGAGCACACTTACAGAACTACAGCTATGCTTCTTGAAAACCAAGAACAATGGTGCATCCAAGAAGCGAATACTGGTACTGGAATCTTCGGCGCTACTGGCGCAGGTGGTCCAGGAACTATACCTAACTCCGATGGCTATGCCACTGGAGATAGTCGCCTTCCAAAGATTCTCATTCCTATGATCCGCCGTACTTTTCCTGAGTTGATTTCCAACGAAATTGTTGGTGTTCAGCCAATGGGTGGTCCAGTTGGACTTGCATTTGCCCTTCGCTATGCTTATCAGAACGAGTCTCTCGGTGCTGATGGTGTCGATGGTCGTGCATTTACAACCGCTGATCGCGCCAATGGCGGTGCGTACCTTTCAGGTGCGCAAGGCTTGAACTCCACCGAACTTGGTTATCAACTTCTTGACACACGATTCACAGGTACTTCTTCAGGTGCTCTCTCTGGTAACAGTGAGTGGACATTTGCAGATGCAGACCGTGGTGTTGCCGAACTTCTTTCAAACTACGAATTGACAGGTAAAATCCCTCAAATCGAGATGAAGTTCGAAAAGACCGCAGTTGAAGCTGGAACTCGCAGACTTGCTACTCGCTGGTCTGTTGAGCTTGAGCAAGACCTTAAGAACATGCAAGGTATCGATATCGACGGGGAACTCACTAATGCTATGTCATATGAGATCCAAGCCGAAATCGACCGTGAAGTTGTTATTCGTATGATTCAAGCCGCCATGAATGGCGGAGCAGGTGCTGGATACTCCTTCTGGAGTCCAGTAAGTTCAGACGGTCGTTGGACTGCAGAGCGTAATATCACTTTCTATCAAAAGCTACTCATCGAGGCTGGCCGTATGGCCGCTCGTAACCGTAGAGGCGCTGCTAACTTTGTTATCGCAACTCCTCGCGTTTGCACCATCCTTGAAATGCTTCCTGACTTCAAAACATATGAAATCTCTGGAAGTATCTCAACCGCTGGTGTTGGTGTATCTAAGGTAGGAACTGTAGGAAGCCGCTTCACAGTATATCGTGACACACGTACCGAAGTACAAAATCAAACTCTCTATTCACCGAACTATTATCGCAATGCTCCAAACTCTGGTGCTGGCGTTGAATATGCTCTTCTTGGATACAAGGGTTCTGAGTACTACGATACTGGTATCATATATTGTCCTTACATTCCGATCATGGTTCAAAGAACCATCGGACCAAATGATTTCGCTCCTCGCGTCGGTCTTATGACCCGCTATGGAATCGTTAATAATATTTTTGGTGCGAATCTTTATTACCACTTGATCATTGTTAAAGGTCTTGGTGCAGCATTTACTCCTGGTACAGTTTCCACATATTTATAATGTGAACTAATCGAAGTGAGTACTTCAAAAGTCTATCAAACCATGGGGGCCGAAGACCCCATGGTTTCTTTTTATATATTTAATAATTGACAATATATTCGGATGTAATATAAATAACTATATGGATATAAAAGCTATCATTCAAAAAGAATCTGATGAAAAGTACAGTGGATCTTTTAGATTTTTCAAAGAACAAAACTTAAAAAAGTTGGTAAGTGAAAAGGGATTTAAACATATTAAATCTAAAATTTCTGAAGATTTACATTTTCCTATATCTCTAATGGTATATTGTTTTATGAATGACATATACAAACACCCCGCGTGTGTTTGCGGAAATAAACAAAAATTCAACACTGCTAAAAAAGAATTTTCAAAATATTGTTCTAATAAATGTAGATATGAAAATTTTTCAGATATTATATCTGTTAGACAGCAAACAAATTTAAAAAAGTATGGATCTACTAATGTATTAGCCAGTGAATATGGTAAGAAAAAAATATTAGAAACCAACTTATCAAAATACGGTGTTTCTAATTACACAAAAACTAAAGAATTTAAAGAAAAAGTTAAAGGTAAAAGTAATTTAACTTCTGATGGTAAAAAAATGTTAATTCAAAAAATAAAAAGAAAACATTATGATTCAATTTTTACAAAGTATACAAATTTTATTCCACTATTTAAATTTGAAGAATATGATGGAGTAAAAGGATATAAAAAATATCCATGGTTTTGTAAAACATGTAACTTTAATTTTATATCATCTTTTGATAACGGTTGCGCTCCTATATGTGATAATTGCAAACCTAAAGGAACAGATTTAGAAATATTCATTAAGAAGTTTTTGGATAAATATAAAATTGAATATATATTCAGATATAGAAAATTAGAATCTGGAAGAGAAATTGATTTTTACATACCTTCTAAGAATTTAGGAATAGAAACCAGCGGATTATATTGGCATTCAACTGCAAATAAAACATATTCAAAAAATGACCATATTTCTAAATTAGAAGAATGCGAGCATCAAGGAATGACTTTAATAAATATTTTCGCTGATGAAATTTATAACAAACCTAAAATTGTAATCAACAGATTAAAAAGTAAATTAAGTATTATAAAAAGAAAAATACCAGCCAGAAAATGTCAAGTTGAAAAAATCAGTAATATCCAATGTGAACAATTTTTAAAAAAATATCACATACAAGGAAGTATTAAAACGAATATTAAATATGGCTTGTTTTATAAAACTCGTTTAGTTGCAGTTATGACATTTAACAGAGGAAGATTAGCAACTGGTAATAAATCAATAAATGGAATTTTTGAGCTTGGTAGATATGCAACAATAGCCAATTTTAATATTGTTGGAGGTGCTGGTAAATTATTATCTTTTTTCAAAAATCAACACAGTCCAGAAAAAATCTACTCATATGCGGATAGAAGATGGAGCAATGGCAATCTTTATAAAAAATTAAATTTTAAATTAGATAAAGCAACTATTCCTAATTACTGGTATGTGAAAGATTTCAAAAACAGACTACATAGATTAAAATTTCAAAAAAATAAATTAAAACATTTTTTAAATTATGATGAACAAAAAACTGAAGAAATGATAATGAAAGAATCTAAATTTTATAAAATATGGGATTGTGGATCTTTATTATTCATCTTAAAATAAAAAATTTAAAACAAATAACTAAATAATAATATGGCTAGTTATACATTTAACACTCAAGTTTTATCAGCAGCAACAGTAGGTATTGGAAATCCAATAGCTCCCAGCACTTTTTATCCATTAACTGCTGCTGGCGTTGGTATCATTTCACTTTCTTCTATACACGACGGACTTGCGTTTAACTCATTACCATTGTTAGCTAGAACTGTCACAGCAACAGTCAGAGGAAGCGTATTCAACATCAACGAAGCATATGATCTCAAAACAATGGCCCTGTTTGAATCTAACAATACTTACACTGTATTTACTTTCAATTCATCGGCTCCAACATCACAAGTTCTTTTACTTTCTGGAACTAGAGATGTATCAACACCAGAGCATAGAAGAAAGTGGATATTAGGATATTATTAATAAAATAACTATTTAAAATTTAATATCAAACACCAGATTAATTTCTGGTGTTTTTTTATTTTATTATATAAATAATAATACATGTTTATCGGAGGTTCAGGGAGTGGTGATGAATTCAATAAAAACGACCAAGGTTTTTATAGAGGGGTTGTTGTTAAAAACAACGACCCTCTTCGTTTAAACAGAGTTAAAATTTATATTTCTGAATTATCCAATCAACCGTTTGAAGAATGGTTTGACTCATATGACGATATTGCAGTTAAAACACCTGGAACAAACAATAAAGAAGATAAGTGGGCTGATACTGATGTTTTTGAAGAGATATCAAAAAACATTCCATGGGCAGAACCATGTTATCCAATCATAGGAGAAAGCGGAAATAGTAGATATTATAAAGATGGAAAAATAGTAACTATTTCTGATTGTAACTATGTTGAAGGATTTGAAGTTATAAATGATGAACCACCCTCTTTAGCTAAAGGATCTTTTGCTCCATCGTTTATATATGAAAACAAAGGCACATATATCGGAGATGCGTTTTCAAATCCAACTGGTAATTTTACTTCACAATGTAATCCATACAGCTATTTGTATAAACCATCATCTCATACAAACAAAGCCAAGGGTATAACTGGAATACCAGAGGTTGGTTCTAAAGTTTGGGTATTCCATTGGCAGGGAGACTTTAATTTTCCTATATATTTTGGAACTATGAAAGATTATAGAGAACTTACATTACTTAACGATACTGACAATCCAACACAAGCAAGTCTATCATATCCCATTGATTTTGAAAATTAAACCTTAAATAATTCAAGTGTCTTCAAGATATAAAAATAGAACAGTTATTAATCAGAGGGGTGGATCAATAGATATTGATAATTCTACTGAAAAGGAAAAAATACAAATTTCACACAGAAGTGGAAGTAATTTAAATTTCACAAATATAGTTACAAGTGAATTAGCTACAAATAATAAACAATTACTTGTAATCAATGATAATTTTAAAACTGTAGGTGGTACAGAATCAGAATATATAGTAAAAGATAAAATAGAACGAGTTGGAGAAAATTCGTATTCTTTTAAAGGAATAAGTGGAGATTCAGAAATAGAATCTTTTAAAAGTTGGAAAACTGCATATAAAACAATAGCGTATGATAACTCAAGATTTAGAATAGATAGAGGAGGCATAAGTTTTCCAAATGGACCGAATACATCACTAACTGGAACTAGATCATCCAACCCTACATTAAATCAAACTATATTTCCAGTTGAAAATAACTTTAAAGGGTATGTTAAAGTACCAATTCGAAACTCAAAAACTGATCAGGTTGTTGATTATGTTCCAATGCCTGATAAAAGCACAAATCCAGCAACTTCAAAAAAAGTAACAACATCTGACATCAATCGAGCCGCTGGTATCGGTGGGTCATCAGCTCCTGGAGTTTTAGAGTTTGGATCTTCCGCATCAGCAGCTACTGAAGGTGGTACATGGACTCCCAATTCACAATCTGAAAACCTCGGAGAGTCTATAAAAAAATTACAAGAAGAGGTTTTAAATAATATAGAATCTACAATGGGGAATGGAGGAGATGATATATCATTTGTCAAAAGAAATAAATCTGATACGGTTGGTGCTATTTTCAATGATTATCCATCTATAAGAATAGATACCAAAGGTAGAAGTCAACCAATAGAAATGATTGTATCAGCATCTGGCGCTTTTAAAAATCATGATTATATACCTATCGTTGAAGATATTGACAATTCTTCAACATTCCCATGCGGAAATGAAAATAAGACGGTTGGTAATACATACAATTTAAATGTTGGATCTGGTGGAATTAATTTAAAAACAGTTGG